GCCTGCCGCACTCGTAGAGTCAGCCCGCCCGGTCCGGCGATAGCCGACCAGTGCAACCGCGCCCATCATCCTCTTTATCCAAAAGGAAAAAAACCGGCAAGAAAGGAAAAGGTCATGACTTGCCGCGATTGGAAACGATCGTCTCGGATGCTGCCGGAACTTTCGGGCCCGAAGTTGCATCATGGGCTTCTAAGTACCTGGGTATCGAGCTCATGCCTTGGCAGTGCCGTGTTCTCGATGCGCAGCTCAGTTACCGATCCGATGGACGGTTTTGCAACCACGTCAGTCTCGTATCGGTGGCCAGACAGAACGGTAAAACCGCCGCGTTAAAAGCACTTGTCGGTTGGTGGCTTACTCGTGTCTGGGATGAGCCGCAAACGATCCTGACAACCGCGCACAGGCTCGATCTGGCCTGTGCGCTGTTTCAGGACCTGGCGCCGGTGCTCGAAGCGTCATTTGGGCTGGACAAACGCGACGTTGTGTGGGCGTACGGCCGCAACCAGATCAAGGTTGGGCCTAACAAGTGGATTGTGCGTGCCGCCAAACCGTCAGCAGGCCACGGCCTCAGCTGCGACCTCATCATCGTTGACGAGCTGTTTGGAGTCGATACAGACACCCTCGACATTGGCTTGCGGCCCACGCAACGCGCCCGAAATAACCCGCTGCTGTCAATGTGGTCCACCGCAGGCACCGAGGAAAGCGTCGCCATGCTCAAATGGCGTGAGGAAGGCCTACGAGCCCTCGATACCGGTGACAAACCGCCGCTGTACCTGGCTGAATACTCGCCGCCACCCGACCTGGACCCAATGACCAAAGCCGCCTGGGAATACGCCAACCCAGCCCTCGGCCACACACTCGACATGGACACACTCGAAGCTGAAAGCCACGCACCAAACCGTGCCGGCTTCCTGCGCAGCTCAGTAAACCTATGGGTGCAAACCGAAACAGGCTGGCTATCACCTGGCTTATGGAAAGAACGCACCACCGATCTACCGCCACTGCCAGGTGGCGTGCTCGCGGTCGAAGTGTCAGTCGATGACGGCCGCTACTGCGCTGTGCGTGTCAATCACAACGCCGAAAACGTGCTGACAGCGACGGTGGCGTTTATGTGTGACACCATTACGGCAGTATGGGAAAATGTCGCAGCGCAAACCGCCAATAATCCTAGTCTCACAGTGGCAATTACTCCGACTCTCGACGTGCATTGCCCTAGCGAGCTGGCTCGCAAAAGGATCATCGTGGGCTACCGCGAAATCACATCGTTTACTGGCGCAGTACGCCAATCAATCGCCGAAAACAAACTGCAACACACCGGCGAAACCATGCTCGCCGAGCACGTCGGACGAGCTGTCGCCGTCCGTACGCCAGGCGCTATCGCGCTTTCCAGTACCAAATCACCAGGGCCGATCGAACTAGCACGCTGCCTGGTGTGGGCCGCAGGGCTCATGTCCAAGCCGCGACCGAACGTGACGCGACCGCAGATCGCGTTCGTTCGACGATCGGCATAGGATTACAACACCATGGGACTGTTTAACATTCAGACCGTCAAGCCTGAACCGTCAGCTGCGATCGGTGCCGCCGCGAGCAACCGTTTCGTCGGCGACTTCCTGACGTACACCACTGGCTTCGACCGTCTGGCCGCAATCAACATCCCCACAATCAGCCGCGCCCGCGACCTGATCTGCTCAATGGTTGGCGCGCTCAGCATCAAGCAATACCAATGGCAATGGATCGGCGACGAATACGAAAAGCTGTACCTGCCCGACGACGTATGGTTTGACCAGCCCGACCCCAACGTCACCCGCAACTTCATCCTGAGCTGGACCGTCGATGACATGATCTTTTACGGCCGCGCGTTTTGGGTAGTCACCAAACGGTTCGGCAACGGCTTCCCAGCCGAGTTCACCTGGATACCGGCAGCCGACGTGCAAACCCGAGACCAGGCAGGCCCGCAATGGTTTGGCCCGTCCAAGCAGATCACGTTTAACGGCATGGAGCTTGACAGCCGCGACGTAGTGCAGTTCCTGTCACCGATCCAAGGCTTGCTGACCATGGGTGCACGCACGATCCGTACCGCACGCAACCTCGACGAGTCAGCTGAACGGTTTGCCCGCAACCAAATCCCATCGGGAATTTTGCGTCAGACGGACGGCGAGCCGATGAGCGCCGAGGAGCTGGCCAACATGGCTGCGGCGTTTGCTGACGCCCGCGAAAGCAACGCCATCGCCGCGCTCAACCAGTACGTCACTTTTGAGCCTCAGTACGTCGATCCGTCAAAAATGCAATCGGTCGAGTCCCGCGAGCATCAGGCATTGGAGATTGCTCGCGTTGCCAACATCCCGCCGTATCTCGTCGGTATCGGCACAGCCGGTATGACCTATCAGAACGCGCAGCAGGCTCGCCAGGACCTGTACCTGTTCGGCGCCAAGCCTTATGTGGACGCCATCGAGCAGACCCTGAGCATGAACAACGTGACCCCACGCGGCCGCTTCATCGAGCTTGACGTGGAAAGCTACTTGGAGGAAAACGACATGGCTGGGGGCGACGAAAACGCTGCCTCGGCGCCCTCAGCCAGCAGAACGCAGAACGGAGACAACAATGATTAAGCTCACCGCCACTGAAACCTTTGTGACTGCCGAGGAAGGCGAAAACATCCGCTCGATCAGCGGTATCGCTGTCCCGTGGAACACGGAAGCGACCGTCTCGGACGGCACCCGCGTCAAATTCCTGCCGGGCAGCTTGCCGGTCAAAGGCAAGCAGCCCAAGCTGCTGAAGTACCACGACTCGACCCAGCCTGTCGGTGTCGTCACTGGCCGTATGGACACTGAGCGCGGGATGCTGTTTACCGCCAAGATCAGCAAAACCCGCGACGGTGACGATGTGGTGGAGCTCATCAAGGACGGAGCCATTGACGCCGTGTCGGTTGGGGTGAACCCGATCGACGCCAGCTACGACGAAACAGGCACCCTCGTGGTTGCCAAAGGTGAGTGGCTGGAACTATCGTTAGTAACTGCACCGGCGTTTGCTGGCGCACAGATCACCGAGGTTGCAGCGGCCGAGGCCACACAACAGGAGAGCCCACACGTGGAAGCAACCAAGGACATTCAGATCGAGAGCGCAGCCGCCGTCGAAGCAAAGCCTGAGCAGGTCAAGGCACCTGTGTGGGCCGAAGCCAAACGCGAGTTTAAGCTGCCGAGCGCCAGCGAGTACGTCACCACGCTGCTTCGCGGTGGCCACGAAGCCCAGCAAATGCTCGCCAACATCAAGGCCGCCGCGCCCGATGTTGTCACGACCGACACGCCTGGCATCCTGCCTGAGCCGATCGTCGGACCGGTGTACAACAACTTCCGCGGCCTTCGCCCCGTCGTCGATGCAATCGGCGTCAAGGCAATGCCCGCCGGTGGCAAGGTGTTCCGTCGCCCGTCGGTCACCACGCACACGACGATCGGTGCCAGCAACGGCGAAAACGCCAACCTCGATCAGGGCACGTTCGTCGTCACCGACAACCAGGTCACCAAGGGCGTGTACGGCGGTTACGTCCGTTTGTCCGAGGAGGACATGGACTGGACGTCGCCCGAAGTCATGGGCTTGCTGCTCGATGACATGGCGCGTATCTACGCAAACGAGACCGACAACGTTGCCGCTGACGCGCTGCTTGCCGCCACCACGGCTTCGGAGCCCATCACCAACCGCACGATCGCCGCTGACTGGATCAGCGCGATTTACGAGGCTGCTGCGACGATCCTTACGTCGAGCAACGGCAACCTCCCGACGCATTTGTTCCTGTCGCCAAACAACTGGGCGTTCCTCGGCAAGCTCGTCGATGACGCCGACCGTCCGTTGTTCCCGCAGATCGGACCGATGAACGCGTTTGGCGCTGTCAGCCCTGGCTCGATCGTCGGCAACGCTTTCGGCTTGTCGGTTGTTGTTGACCGCAATTTTGCGGCTGACACCGCAATCGTCGGACACCCGGACGGTTTCGAGATTTTCGAGCAGCAGAAGGGCGCAATCAGCGTCGAAGCTGCTGACGGATCGCTGTCGCGTTACATCAAGTTCCGTGGTTACTTCGCCACCTTGATGATTGACGCCGACAAGTTCGTCAAGCTCGTCTGAGCTTAAAGACCTCCTCCAAGGCTGCTAACGATGGCTACGTTCACCGTCACCCATAAACAGGTGACAGAGAATGTGGCCATCGTTCAGCTTTTAACGGAGCACAACATCGAAATCGGGCAATCGATCACCCTGTCCAACATGGGCGCGCCTTGGGATGGCACGCGCGTGGTTACTGGCCTCCCCATGTACCTCCTTACCAGTGTCAGTGACCAGGGTGACCCGATCTACAACATTGACGGGCCCATTTACCTCAACCAGGTGCAATTCAGCTTGACAACGGCTGACGTGCCGCGGCAAGCCACCACCGGCACCGTCACCTACACGATCACGTGCACCTGGTCCAGCCTGGCACAGCTGGAGGACTACCTCGGGATCACGTTCACCAACCCGAGCACCGATTACGACCGCGCCACTTTCGCCGTCAATGCAGCTAATCAGTTTGCCTACCGGCGCCGCTACGAGGCTGGATACTTTGACGCCAGCGCCAGCACAGCGCCCAGCGCCGACGTATTGCTTGGCACAATTATGTACGCCGCGGCCCTGTACCGCGAGGCAGGCTCCATTGACCAATTTGCGTCATTCGATCCGCTGGCCACCGGCGCGCCCGTAGGCGGCAGCTTCGGTCAAATCCTGCGCCTTATGGGCTGCAACCGTCCCCAGGTGGCCTAATGCCCCCTGACGACATGCTGAACGACGGCTACGACGACCTCGTAACCAAGCTGCAAACGATCACAGGGCTTCAGGTCGCCAACGACCCGCGCAACATCAACCCGCCCTGTCTGCTGGTGCAGGCGCCGTCAATCACAATGTTTAACAACGTGATCGCCAATATGCAGTTCGCTGTGACGGTCATTGGCACTGGCCCTGGCAACCGCAACGCGCTGACCAAGCTGCTTGAGATTACTGACCTGGTACGTGAGCAAGCCATCGGCCTGATCGAGGCGCGACCCGTCGTGCAGCAGGTCGGTGGGGCAGAGTTTCCCGCGTATGAGCTCACGATTAATGTAAAGGTGTCCCCGTAACGCTTAGAATGGGGCAAGGTTGGCAGCGACCGTCTAACAACAGGAGAACGTCGCCATGGCCAACACCTATCTTGCAAACCCCGTAGTTTCCGTCGGATCATCGACGCCTGGCACGGCCCTTACCGGTCAGGCCAAGGCTGTGACGCTGACCAAAGTGTTTGAGGCGCTGGAGGACACCGCGTTCGGTGACACTGCTCGCACGTACACCAAGGGCCTTGGCAACCACACGGTCACGATCACGTTCTACAACAGCTACGCCGCCACATCGACGTACGCCACGCTGTCGCCGCTTGTCGGTACCAAGTGTTTCGTTTCAGTCAAGCCTGTTGATGCCGCCATTTCGGCAACCAATCCCGAGTTTCAGTTGACCAACTGCTACCTCGAAAGCCTTGACATGGTGAATGGATCGTTGGGTGAGCTCAGCGAAATCGAAGCCACGTTCACCGGTGGAACGCTCGTCGAGGACGTGACTGCGTGAAACTAAGCATTGAGGTGGCGTACCTGCAACCCTCGGGCGAGCAGGTCAATGAAACAATCATCACGAACCTGGGCACGATCTGTGCATGGGAAAAGCACGCTGGCCGTGCAGCATCATCGCTACAAGCTGGTATCGCTATGCGCGACTTGGTGTTCATGGCCTGGCATAAGCTCACCAAGCTTGGCAAAGAAAACCGCAGTTACGACGACTTTGAGGCAGTGGTCGAGGACCTGAAGCTGCATGACTCGGCGCCGTCAAACCCTACGGAAGCGGCAGCATCCGACGCCAGCTAGCTGATCTGCTGCTGGTCACTGGATACTGGCCGCCTGACATAGAGTTTGACATACAAGATTTAGCAACCGTGCAGCTGCTGGCAAGGAAAGCGAGCAAACGATGAGCTTTAGCACCGAGGTCACGGTTGTCGGCATCAAAGACGCGCTAAAACAACTAAACAAAATTGCGCCGTCGCTGCGCCGCGAAATCACCAAAGAATACAAAACGATCGTGCGTGACGTAATCCAAGACGCCCAAGCGGCCGTGCCCGATGGCGCGCCCATGACCGGAATGAACCGTACCTGGTCAGTTGCAAGCGGCTACAACGTCATCCCCAACACTGGCTGGAACAGCGTCAAAGCCGAAAAAATGATCCAAGCCAAAATCAGCACCCGCAAAGTAAAAGAGTTCCGCGGCACGCTCGAAAACGTCGGCACGTTTCGCATTGTGTGGACCGGCATAGCAAACACCACATTTGACGTAGCTGGGCGCAAATCAAAAGGCACCGTCAAAGCAACCAGCCGCATCGGCAGCCACGGCAAGCGCGTCGGCACCGTTGGCGGCCCACAAATGATCGCTGTGTTAAATGCTCGCTACGGCATGGCCTCCCGCGCAATGTGGCCAGCCTGGCAACGCAACAAAACCAACGTTGATCGAGAAATGCAACAGCTGTGCGACAAGGTAATGAAGCTCACCAACCAAAGGCTGGTTCAGGGCTCGGACGTTGCTGGCTTTAGCATGGAGTTCTAACTATGGCTGTATCAATACCTATCGTTTCCGAGTTCGTCGGTGATGGCGTACAAAAAGCCATTGCCGAATTTAAGAAGCTGGAAACGACAGGCCAAAAAGCCCAGTTTGCGCTCAAGAAAAGCTTTGTGCCAGCCGTCGCGGTGCTTGGCGGTTTGACTGCGGCAGCTGTGCCGGCAGTGCAGGCCGCCAGCGACCTCAACGAAACGATCAGCAAAACCAGCGTCATTTTCGGTGAAGCCGATCAAGCGATTTTTGACTTTGCTGACAACGCAGCATCGTCGCTCGGCCAGACCCGCCAGCAGGCCCTTGATGCGGCGGCAACGTTCGGCACGTTTGGCAAAGCCGCTGGGCTGACTGGCAAAGAGCTGGGCACGTTTAGCACAGACTTCACCAAGCTCGCCTCGGACCTGGCATCGTTTAACAACACAACCCCCGAGGAAGCCGTCGTGGCGCTCGGTGCCGCGTTACGCGGCGAAAGCGAACCAATGCGCCGCTTTGGTGTCCTGCTGTCAGCTGACGCTGTGGCCGCTAAGGCCCTGTCAATGGGCTTGGTCACCGCAACGGTGGACATGGACAAGGTAAACATTGCCACCCAGAAAGCCGACATTGCGTTCCAAAAGCACACCGAAACTGTCAATAAGTACGGTGAAAACTCGATTGAGGCCGCCAAAACATCGTTGGCACTGGAGCAGGCTGAAAACAGGCTTGCCGCGGCCGTTGATGGCACCAACGACAAACTCAGCGCATCCGCGAAAACGCTGGCCACCCAGGCGCTCATCATGGAAGCAACCAAAGATGCCCAGGGCGACTTTGCGCGCACAAGCGATGGCCTGGCTAACTCCCAGCGCATCCTGACCGCTCAGGTCAAAGACCTGCAAGCCGAGCTGGGATCAATCCTGTTGCCGATCGTCGAGAAAGGCGTGCAGCTGCTGTCAGCGTTCACCGGTGCCATGGCCGCCAACAAGGACATTGTGGTGATCGCTATTGGCGTGATCGGCAGCCTTGCCGCGGCGATCGTGGCCGCAAACATCGCCATGAAGGTCTACCAGGCAACCCTGGTCGCCGTAAAGGTTGCCCAGACAGTGCTCAACTTCGTAATGAGCGCCAACCCAATCGGCCTAGTCATCATCGCTGTGGGAGCGCTCGTCGCCGCGTTCGTCATACTGGAAAAGCGCTTTGGCATCGTCTCAGGCGCAATCAAGTTCCTGGGTGAACAGTTCTACAACTGGATCATCAACCCCCTGAAAACGATCATTGACCTGGCCGGTAAGGCCGCGTCAGCTGTAGGCAAGATCGCCGGTGGGATCGGCGGCGCAATCTCAGCTGTCATTCCAGGCTTGGCCGAAGGTGGCATCGTCACCAGCCCCACCCTGGCAATGATCGGCGAAGGCGGCGAACCCGAAGCCGTCATCCCGTTATCGCAGCTCGATCGCTTTGGCGGCGGTGGAGGCACCCACATCACGATCAACAGCACAGTGGCCGACGACCGGCTCGGTGACGTGATCGTAAACGCCCTCAGGCAATACAACCGACGCAGCGGGCCCATCAGCATTGCGGTGGCCTGATGAGCGCCACAGTCATCCAATCAGGCGACTACCTACTGGAGCTTGACACAGGCTTCGACGTAGGCAGCTTCAGGCTCGACGACACCACCAAAGGCGTCCTGGATAACACCACATACCTGCTTGGACCTACCACCCAATTCGCAGACATTACGCAATACGTGACCGCGGTCAATTACAAGCGCGGCCGTCAAAAGCCCGACGACCAGTTCGGCGCAGGCACCATGACCTTTGTCATGCGCGACGAAACAGGCATCCTGGGCCCGTACGACTCAACCAGCCCGTTCTACGATCCAGACAACCTCGAATCAGGGCTGGCCCCTATGCGCCGCGTCAGGTTCAGCCGCGAAGGCGAATACTTGTTCGTTGGGACAGTGACCGCCTATGACTACACCTTTGAGAAGGCTGGACCCAACATTGTGACGGTGAGCTGCGCCGACGACTTTTACAAGCTCGCCCAGGCATACCTGGACGAATGGAACGTACCGGCAGAAACGACCAGCGAACGCCTAACTAGCCTGCTGGCGCGCCCCGAGGTGGATTACAGCGGCCCCACGTCAATTGAGACCAGCAGCATCAACCTGGGCTCAGACTCGGCATACACCATCCCTGACGGCACAAACGCCCTGGAATACATCAACCGCATCCAGGAAGCCGAATACGGCCGCATTTTCATGTCACGCGACGGCACCCTGACATTCCAAACCCGCATCGGCACCACGCTTAGCGCGCCGGTCGTCAGCTTTGACGATAACGGCGGCACCCACTACGACAGCATTGAGATCGAATTTGACGCCGACAACGTAGTAAACCGCGCACAGGTCATTGACCTTGATGGCGCTACTGCGACCGCCGACGACCTTGCCAGCCAAGCCAAATACTTTATTCAGACCAAATCCGTCCAGGGAAGCATCCTGCTCAACAACGAGCTGCAAGCCCTGGCCGATTATTTGATCGTCGGCGAGCCTGAGCCGCGCTACACAGCTGTCGGCACTAAATTTGCCATGCTGTCAGCCGTTGAGCGTGATGACGTGGCCACGATCGACATTGGGGACACCATAAGCATCCAAAAAACGATCCCTGGGCTGGGCACCCCGATCGGTGAGGAAAGCAGCGTCGAAGGCATTGAGGCATACATTGACTTCCAATCAGGCCACCGCGTCAAGTTTTACACCAGCCCTACCACCATTGTTTACGAGCTGATCCTGGATGACGCCACTTACGGCGTGATGGACAGCACAAACGTCCTAGGATAGGAGCCACTATGGGAGCCAATGCCGTCACCACTTTTCCGACGTACACCACAGGCCAGGTGCTTGAGGCCGCCGATCTTAACATCACTAATTGTGGCGTGCCTACGTTTGCCGACAGCACGGCACGCGACGGGGCGTTTGGTGGCACTGGCGAAAAAACACTTGCTGAGGGCCAGCTGTGCTATTTGGAGGACAGCAACATCGTGCAGTATTACGACGGTTCGGTATGGGCAACCGTTGGGCCAACGACGGCTGGTGGACTTGTACGCATTAGCACGACGACTGCAACATCAGGCGGCACTCTGGCTATTACCAACGCATTTTCCAGCACATACAACAGTTATCTAATCGTTATTGACGACTTACTTACTGCTGGCGGTGGCGCTGTTTTGAGCATGACTTTAGGCGCTACCTCCACGGGCTACTACTACGCAGGCATGACCATTAGTTACAGCGCGGGAACTACCGTAAACATAAACGGAAGCAACACGACAAGTTGGACTTTAGGCCAAGTCGACAACACGCTAAAAGGTGGCGCAATAGTGCAACTAACTAATCCCAACATCGCCAGCGCAACCTCATACACCTCAATGGGAACAGATCCTCGAACAGCTGAAAGCACCAAATTTATTCAAGGCTTCGTCAATAACTCCACCCAATACACAGACTTCACAATCGCCTGCGGAATCAGAACATTCGCCAGCGTCAGCGTAAAGGTGTACGGCTATGCCCAATAACACAATCACAGTCCACAACGCCGCAACCGGCGAAACCATCGTCCGAGACATGAGCGACGACGAACTTGCACATCAAAGCCAAATCATCGCCGACCAGCAAGCCGCCGAACAAGCACAACGCGAAAAAGAAGCTGCCAAACAATCGGCCCGTGCCAAGCTTGCCGCGCTCGGTTTGGACGACGAGGAAATCCATGCCCTTCTCGGTATCTGAGGAAACTAAATGTTTGCTCGGAAGCTGGTTGCGCGCTTTCGTCGCAGGCGCCGCCGCGCTCGCTATGAGCGGAAACTGGCAGCTCGACGACGTGCTAAAAGCAGGGCTCGTCGCAGTGCTGCCCGTGATCTACAACTGGGCAAACCCAAAGGATGACCGCTATGGGCGCAAGGCCCGTCCTGCCGGTAAGACTCCCCGCAGACTTAGCTAACGTCACTCCAGGCAAACTGCCGCCAGGGCTGCTGCGCCCAATACGCCCCTACGGTCATTTGCACTGGCTGGCCGCTGACGCCTACCACGCAATGCGCAGAGCCGCGTTCGACGACGGCGTGCGCCCATTTAAGCCCACCAGCGCCCACGACGCTTACAGACCGCTTCACACGCAGCTGAGAGGCTTCCTGGCGCGTTACACAACCGATCCGATCCCTAACAGCAAATCAATCAAAATGTACAACGGCAAACGCTGGTATCTGAAGCCTGGTCAGGCACCTATGTTGCCGCCAGGGCTTGGCTTTCACCCGCTTGGCCTCGCCGTAGACATTTGGGGCGCGTCAGGTGACCGACTCGGATGGCTCGAAGCCAACGCTGTGAGCTTCGGCTGGTCATGGGAATTTACCAGCGGAGCCGAACCGTGGCACCTGCGTTATGTTGTAGGGGACCGAATACCGGCACGAGTGCAGCGCTGGAAGGACAGCCATGCAAACGGAAGTGATCGTCGCGTTAATTAGTGCCTCGGGTGTCATTTGTGCCGCTGTCCTGCCAGCCATCCTGATCCACAAACTACGTAAAGCCAATTCCACCGATCACGCCACCGTTTTGACTATGCTGATCCGTATTGAGCAAAAGCTCAAGCGACACTTGGAGGATCATGAAAATGGGCGTTTTGGACGAACTCGAACCAAAGCTGACGAAAGCACAACTGATTAGGGACTTCATTGCCGGTCAGCCTGACCGCGATGAATGGCAAGAAGCGCTAGACAATCCCAAATACAGCCACGCGGCAATTGCGAAGCTGCTGATCAAGCGCGGCTGCCCACTGGGCACAATCTCGCAGGCCACGAACGCTGTGCACAAAATGAGGACCCAATGAGCCTTGGCGACGAACTGCAAGAGCTCAACACGATTGCCGAACTGCAGGACGCGCTGAAGCGTGCTCACCGGCAAATTGCCAAATACAAAGCCAACAGCGACGAGATCGTTGAGGCCGTGTATCGAGCAGCCAAGGACGCGGCCCGCGCTACACCACCTGGCAAAGCTGTGGCACCGAAAGACCGGCGCAAAGGTAAGCCTGAGGTGGCTTTGGTGCACGCAACCGATTGGCAGCTAGGTAAACGGACAGTGTCTTACGGTGTAAAAACCTGTGCGCAACGCATGGAGCAGGTCGTTGAAAAGGTTATTCAGATCACCGAAATCCAACGTAAACACCATCCGATACGTGAATGTGTGCTGCTGTTGGGTGGGGACATGGTGGAAGGCATTGACATTTATTTGGGCCAACCGTGGGAGATCGAAGCTCACCTATTTGAGCAGCTGTTTGAGACCAGCCGCATTATCGAAACTATGGTCAGAACACTGGCCGCCAACTTCGAGAGTGTGCGCGTCGTGTGCGAATACGGCAACCACGGCCGCATTGGCCGGTACGGCGCCAGCCCGAAAAGCGACAACATTGACCTGTTTGCATACCGCGTGGCACGCGATCGGACCCAGGGCGTATGGGCTGATTGGCAAATGTCCGAAGCCTGGTATCAAACATTCCAGATAGGCAACTACCGCGGCCTGCTCGTGCACGGCGATGAAGTCAAAAGCTTCGGCGGCAACACCCCACTGTTCGGCATCATGCGCAAAGTAAACAGCTGGGCCGCCGGTGTCATTGAGCCATTCCAGGACTGCTACATGGGCCACTGGCACACCCCACACAGCGCCACCCTCGCCAACGGAGGCCGAGTGTTCGTCACCGGCAGCCCTGAAAGCCACAACGAATACGCACGCGAATTCGTGGCCGCGACCAGCAAACCCAGCCAACGCCTGCATTTCATCGATCCCGACAAGGGCCGTGTAGCGTCCGAGTACGTCCTATGGCTGGATTAGACAAACCCGTCCTCGTCATCTGGCATGACGCCTATGCCAGAGTGAACAACGAATGGATTGACAAGACCGAGATCACAGACGAGCCCTGCGTGATCCAAACCGTAGGCTGGCTGCTGGCCACAGGCCCCAAGTCCAAACACCTGACGGTGTACCAATCCGGCAGCCGTGAGGACGACGACGTAGATAATGTCATCAAAATCCCGCGCGGCATGGTCCAAAAGGTCATCCCGCTGCAAATCCCCCACCGCAAGAAACGCAAACGCTAGAGTCGGTCAGACAACCTATGGAGGTAGGAAAATGAACCCGATTGCATTGATCGCAGGCTGCATGGTCGGCCTGCTCGGCGCCACAGGATTGTGGGCCACAAACGAACTCGATCTGGCGGGACCCCAGACGGTGACTGGGACGGTGTATCCGCACATCGTCCCAGCACTGTCTGAGAGCCCGCAGGACGCGCCAAAACCCGTCATCCTGTACGACGGCCCAGGTTGCGCCGAATACGCCCCAGAAGCGCTTACAGCAGGCTTTACGGCTGACGAGCTGCCGCTGATCCTGACGATCCTGGAGTTGGAGTCAATGTGCCTGCCCCACGTGATCGGCGACCAGGGCAACAGCTACGGGCTTGCCCAAATCCACGCCCCATCCTGGTGCAAACCCAACCGATACAACCCCGAGGGCTACCTGCGCGCACGCGGCCTGATCGATGCCTGCGACGAGTTGCTAAACCCCAGCATCAATCTCCAAGCCGCCTGGTGGGTATACGTCGAGGGCGGCTGGACCATGTGGAGCACCTACGAGCGCGCCCTGAAGGCCCTGTCATGAGAACCGCGCTACTGATCTGCGCCGGTGTCGTGCTCGGCTGGTGGGCCCACGCATCACAAATGCGCTACGAACGACAGCAACGCCAACGCGAGTTTGACGAAGTGTTTGCTAGATTGCGTCACCCATCCCATAAACACACAGCAAGGAAAGACGGCAGCAAATGATCGACCGCGAGGAATGGGCACAGCTCACCATTGGCGAGCGCCTATTGGAGCACTACCTACGGTTGCCCGATGTAGATGTTGAGCTGCTGGGCCAGGACCTGCACGAAGCTCACAACCGGTTGCGCAAATACCGCAACCGCATCGAGGACCTACAAACCGAAGTGACCCGCCTGGAGCGCATGATGCACAGAGAAACGCCCTACTGATGGACTCAGTAGACATTGACGAGCTGCTAAAAACCGCTCACCAAATCACCCATGGCATACGCGGCGAAAACTACGGGCCACCGCACGAGGACTATGCACGAGTCGCAACGATCTTTCGTGGCATCACTGGCGGCGAGGTACGCGACTCAGCTGATGCCGCGCTATTCATGGTCGCAATGAAGCTTGCACGGATTGGTTACAACAGAGAAAAGCGACGCTTACACCTGGACAGCGTGATCGACGCAGCTGGCTACTTGTGGGTGTACGCACAATGCGCAAACGACATTGAGCATGACCTCACCTAACAAACGCAAAGGCAACGCAGCCGAGGTGGCCGTGGTCAAATGGTTACAATCGCATGGCTTTGACGCCCAACGCAACCGTGCCGGTTGGACCGACGACCAGGGTGACGTGGACGCAATTAATGGGGTGGTGATCGAGGTCAAGAACCGCGCCCAACACAACTGGGCGTCATACTTCGAGCAGCTGGGCCGCCAAATGCAAGAGAAACAGGCATACACCGGCGTCGTAATCTGCAAACGCCCAGGTCACGCCAACCCAGGCAAATGGTTGGCTGTCATGCCAGCCGATCTGTGGTTACAGCTCATACAACTATTGGAGGAGACAAACGATGGCATTTAACCTCGACGACTACGAGCCAGTAGCAGCCCGATTGAGCCGCTGGCTGGAGCAGCAGCACAGCGCCCAGCCGCGTGTCATCACCCATTTGGTGCACTACACCGACAACCGCTGCGTGTTTCGTGCAGAGCTGTACGAAGGTGACATACTCATCGCTACCGGCTGGGCTGAGGAAACCCGCGGCGAAGGCATGGTCAACCGCACAAGCCACCTGGAGAATTGCGAAAGCTCGGCCGTGGGCCGCGCCCTGGCCAATGCCGGCCTGTCGGGATCGGATCACACCAAACGCCCAAGCCGCGAGGAAATGACCAAAGTGGCACGCAACACCCAAGGCCAGCCCGCTGAGGAACCGTTTGGTGCACCTGGCGCTGTCCAAATGGACAAGCCGCGTACCTCAAATGCATCAGAAAAGCAGATTGGCATGATCCGTGCGCTGGCTCGTGGTCAAGGGCTTGCGCCTGGCGCGTCGGTGATCGAGGCCATCAGTCAGCTGCTCGGCAAAAAGGTGAATATCCTCACTGACCTTACGAAGCAGGACGCCAGCAAGGTGATCGAGGCTTGGAAGGGCAACTGATGAAGTGGGACACGACCTACGCAGACAGGCCGCCGCGGCGAAACGCTTTCGCTGGTGTTTGTGTCTGTGGCAAGCAAGTGGCTGCACGTGCCGGTTGGGTATGGATCGGTGGCGTTTACTGTCGTCACCCTGAGAAGCCTGGAGTGTGTCCAAACAACTAAACAAACCCGCAAGGGCGCAACCCCAGCGTGATACGGGGTGTAGGTGTGAACCCTCGCCGAGTAACGATCGGTAGTTAGGCCGTCAGAGAGCCGTGGTAGTCCCATGCACTGAATGGGGTGTGGGCTAGTGTGATCCGAGCGATAATCGGACGGGAGGAGCCCGGGAGCGCTATGCCTACAGACCTACTCATAAGCATTACGAGCAAGGCGCAACGCGCCGCGCTAGCAGGGGGTGTGGGGGAAATTCCCCCACCGGTATCTGATGCCAGCTAAAAAAAGGGGGGCGGGTAGAACAGCCGACGCCACCTACCGAAAACACCGTGCCACCCTGCTTAAAGACGGGCCCTTATGCCATTGGTGCAAGCGTGTACCAGCAACAGAAGCAGACCACCTAATTCCATTTGCGGCGGGGGGTAACTCGGAGCTCGAAAACCTGGTGCCCTCATGTAAGCCATGCAACGCCCGTCGAGGCGCAAACTACAAAGCAGCCAGGGACCGCGCACGAAACCAAAAAAACGGGGCCACCCCCCGCAAACAGCCAACCCAACGCAAACCCCCAAAAGTTTTTTTAGAAACAGGGACCCAATTGCC